AATATGCTCCGGATGGCAAAAGGTTTTTCCCGGGGCATGATGGCGGTTTGAAACTGGCTCGCTCCATCAAGCCGTTTGTTCGTAGCGTTAGGCTGATTAAGCCGCCACAGAAGAAAGATATCCGGGCCTGGTATCAGGCTGGCTGTACTCGGGCCGCTGTTATGGCGTTGGTTAAGAATGCGAAGTTCTTGTGAGGTAGAAGATGAGCGAATTTGACCCCAAAGTATTAGTCGAACACATTGATTCGTTTGGCAAAAAGCTTACTAAGTGGGAAGTCGATTTCATCGCAGACTTGATTGATAACCCGCCAGAGGAATATTCAGAGAAACAGATTGAAGTGATTAACCGTATTTATGACCATAAGTGCTAAGGCGAAAGATGCCGAACTTCTTTATGAAACCAAGAGATACACTACAGGTTAGGGCTTTTATGACTGTTTACAGATGCCACCCGGAACTACCGAACACAGAGCGGTTCAGTGGTGCTATCGTAGCTACTTCTGATGATGTGTTCGCAAAAGCAGACCCAGAGCTTGTGGAACAGTGGCTTGAGGGGTATTCTAAGAGGAAGTATAGAAGAAAGAAAAGGCTATGAGTGAGCTACGACCAGCAGAAAGTTCATATATTTGTCTGAAATGTAAATATATCCTGAATGTGAACTACTGCCCGAGATGCGGAGAAAAGGATTTAGCTACGGTTTGGGAGGTTATAATGGTGGTTACGGCACAACACTTACCAAAACAGGAACAAGGATTATTTACACAGGAAAGTAACAAGACTAAAAGGTAAGAAGAATATTATTGCCCGATGCAGGGCATTATACCAAAAGTTGGAATTTTGTCAAGGGAAAAATGTTAATCCACAAGAGGCCACAGCGCATAAATCGACATCAAGATAAGGACTTAAAAAAATAAAATATTTTTTGTCCACAATTGTTAGGCATAACTAACACAGCAAGGATTGAAAAATGAGCCAGAGAATTCAAGAGAGATTGAAGCGTGGGCCACAATACAGAATCATTAAAGGTGAATTCATAGACAATTTCACGACTGTACCCGAAACTCGTACAGCCGAGGAGGTCTTTAGCAGAAGGCCGAAATGCTGTAAGCCAAAGGAGCAAGATGGAAACTAAACCATTGAGCCGAGAGAGATTGCTATGGCATTTGAACAATCCGATATGCGGAATAATGTCGGGCGTTCGGACTCATATACGACATCTTGACTTGAAACAGGTGTGGGATTTGTGTTATGCTCTGCGATGCCGGACGCCGGATGAACTACCTGCTGTGATGTGGGATATGATCAAGAAACGTAAACGAAAGGATTCAACGTGGCAAAATTATCTTCAGGGACGAAGGGATGGATCGTCAAGCTCTACAAAGCTGGCGCCGGTATTGACGCAATCCGAGACAAGGTCAAAGTCAAAACTCCCAAAATAACCAAAATCAGCATAAATGCCGTCATAAGAAAATATTTGATTAACCTGGCCGATGAACTATGGTCCGCTGCTGTCAAAGTCAGGTTTGGCTGGAAGTGCGCTATAAGCAACAAAACCGACAACCTGGAATCACATCACCTGATCAGGAGGGGCAATTACACGCACAGGTGGACCATCAGGAACGGTATCTGCCTGAATAGTGGCTGGCACACATTGGGATCTAAAATCTCAGCACACGGCGCTACAGACGTTACAGACAGGTTCCGAGATTGGATGTTGGAAAACCACAAGCAGCAATGGGTTTGGTTCGAGGTCCACCGGGACAATCCAAGCGTCAAGCCCAAAAACGATGAGTTGTTGGAAATAATTAAAAGACTGGAAGGAGCCGCGAAAAATGGATACCAACTCGAAACAACCGACCTCGGAGAGCGGGGACCAGCCTAATTTCAGGACTTGTGAAAAGTGTCAAGGGACTCAAGTATTCCCCAAAACTGTAAATGATGGCATAAACAGCAGAACAACCATACTGGCCCCCTGTCCCAAGTGCCAGCCAAAGAGCCAAGAGCCTGTTAAACCTGACAGTGATATCCTGCCGATATTACAGGAAGCAGACAAAGCGTTACTTGCAAATAGACCTGTTGTGGCGCATAGTTGTTTGAGATTGGCAATAACAGAACTGGATTGTTAATCATTTTAGAAAGGAACGTCTTATGAAAAGGGTATTGTTTGGAATTGTGCTGGTTGCTGCATTGATGCTTGGCGGATGTCTGGAAGACTTCACGCCGGACCAGTTGCAGGAGCTTGCGGCGCAAAACGAAGTCCTGCAGAAGCAGGTTGACGAAATGCAGGCTGATGCAGTGGAAATAGCGGCGGAGATACAAGCTGCTGAGATTGTGGACGATGTTGCAGTCGCCAAACTGGCCAAAATAAACAAGGAAATCGACAGGCTTCAGGCACAAATAAAAGTATATGCCAAAGCCTTGGAAGGTGTTCCTTTGACCGGCGATGCAGCTCAGGACTTTATTTCGCAGTTACAGGCGGCTAACACTGCGTCAGCTCCTGTCAATCCGTACATGGTTCCTATCGGGGCCGGCTTGTCAGTATTGAGTATGGTACTTGCCTGGCTGGCCCAACGAAACGGCGCAGAGGCTTCTAAGCAAAAGCTAAAATACCAGGCTCACAAACAGGGAGTCGAGAGGACGATAAAAGAGATGCCGGCAAGTGCGAACGAAGAATTGAATCAGCTTGGTGCTAAATTATATCGGGCTATTGGCGATGCACGAGCCGTCCTCGGTGTTAAATAAAGGTATCCCTTAGTTGTTCCTGCTCCCGGCGTTATCAACCACTTCGTTGGGAGCAGGTTTTTTATTTGCTCCGATTATTCCATTCTTCTATCACCAAGTCCTGATCCCTTTTGACTCTGGTAGAAGAAAATACCGGACAGCCCTTGCTGCTGCAATTTATATAGAAGCCTCTCACTCTTTGGAAGCCATCGAACTGCTTATGCACTTTAGCCGGTCCACCACAGAAAGGACACGGCTTAACTCGTTGTCCATGTGGCTCAGTCATTGTTTAACCTTTCAGGGCTTTGCCCTATGTGCTGTGTGGTCAAGTATCTCTCGTTGACTTTTTGTTAATTCCATGTTTTATTCCCCTTTCAGCCTTTTCAATATAACGTGAAGTGTTCCGGCTTGCCATTTGCCCTTTACCCACACGGGTTTACCTCTGAATGTCTTTTTTACTTTGCGCGGCTCGTAACCTAACTCATGCAGCTTCGCAGCCATCTTGCGCAGAGATAGCCCTGTGCTGTGAAGTCGTTTTATCTGATTGATGATTATACGCTCCTGTGGATTCTTGATAACCCGCTTGGGGTTTTCCGGGTCCAGCTTCCAGCCGTACTGCGGTATGCTTCCCATCAATCTGCCGTTAGCCTGGTGCCTGAGCATAGCTGCTCTTGTTCTCGCTGAAATCACCTTGCGTTCGTACTCTGCCAGGGCCTGTAGTATTTTGCGAACAAGAAAATCCTCATCGCTATCGCTCCATGTTCCCTCGCCACCTGTACTGAGGAAAGTCGCTTTCTTTGCGTGGATTGACCTTTCGATAATATCGCTGAGGTAAACGCTGCGAGCCAGTCTGTCGAGTCGATAGACTACCAGCACATAGCCAGGCTCGAGCGCCGATATGGCCGCCCACAGCTCCGGACGATCCTCATCGCCACCAGACAGAGCCTTGTCTGCAAATTCGCCTACGATGTCGATGTTGTTCTCCCCGCACCATTTCCTGCAGAAGTCCATTTGAGCCTCTATTGACTCGCATTCATCAACGTTACGCCTGGGCGAAAAACGGGCATAAATCACACCAAGTCTTTTATCTTTTTCCATAATCATTTACTCCATGAATGTAAAGATTATATTTCCCTACTCGCTTATTTTTAGCCATATCATTTATTCCCTTCGTCAAAAACTACAGAGATAGATTCTGCTATAATCATACTGACAGCCATATTGATTTCACCGGCTGCCGTTTTCTTATTCATCATAATCCCCAACTTGGCATTAAACCATACATCATCGACTTCTGAACGGTCAAAGCCGTGTGTTGCAAAGCACTTCTCTGCGACAAGTGCGGGGGGGATAGAGTCTTTTTTGCCCTTGAGTTGAGCTGGTGAAAAATGCGTAGGTGAAGGATAGGCTGGAATAACATTCAGGTCTTTCCGTGCGCCATCTATCAGAACTCTAAGCCTGCGCTGTGGCACTCCATAGCTGCAACAGTCCAACAGATTGAACCTCACTACATACCCACACTTCTCAAGGCATTTCAGTAAATCCCGAAAGAAGTCTTTGAAGCTCAACAGTCCCCGGACGTTCTCGATACAAAAGAACCGAGGCTGAATTTCTTTCACCATCCGGACAAACTGCCACATCAGCTTCGAGCGAGGGTCGTTTGGAGATCGCTTTGAACTGGCATAGGTAAATCCCTGACAGGGTGGGCCGCCCACAAGCATATCAAGCTTACCTTTAGCCACGCCTGCCTTCTCCAAAAGATAGTCTCCGCTCAAGCCACAAATATCGGCCTCGATTATTTGCATTTTCGGAAATGACGCCTTGTTCGCATGTAATGTTTCACAGCATGAGCGGTTCTTTTCAACTGCAACCACAACATCGATGCCGGCCTGTTGCAACCCCAGGGAAAATCCACCAGCACCAGCGAACAGGTCTATTGCTTTAGGTTTACGCTTTTTCTTTTTTGTCATTGTCGTAACGATTCTGCCATCGTCTGAGCGGTTTTTACCAGCTCGCACGTTGAGCAGGGATGTTTGTCTCCGTGATGGTTTTTGTCGATTTCATCTGGTGTGTGCGTCAATAAAATTACCTCGCACAACAGGCTGATGCACTCCGGCACTTCTCTTGTAATACACTTGCTGCATATATCTGGTGTGCCGTGAAGGACTTCTTCGAACCTGAGCCACTCACAACCGCCTTCACAGGCATTGCTGTCAGTGCATCCGCAGATAAGGCACGTTCGCCCAGTCTGCGTTAGCGTTGTCTGTTCTGCCAGCTCTATCTGAATTGCTCCTTTTTTCCAAAACTCACTCCATGCTTTGTCGAACTTACCTTGCCTGTAATCCTCAGAGAGCGTATGAACATTTTGGAATCGGTAGTCATCCAACGAAACCTCGAACCCGACCTCCTCAAGAAAGAAATTGATTTCTATCTCCTCGTGTCCCGTGCCCATTTTGTTGACCGCCGAAAAACCATCATACCTGCCGTTCTCGAATATCACCTGAACGCCATCACCATAGACATTAAATACCACGCCCAATGTCCCTGCCTTGTTACCCAGGCAGTTTACTTTTAACTTCACGATTGTTCCAACATTCATAGTCATTTTCCTTTCAATACAGTATCGGTTGTAGTTCCTGGGCGGTTGCGTTCTACCCAGTTATAGGCACATTGACAAGCGCCTAAGACTACGACAGTTATCACCAGCCACTTAATCAGCCACATCAACAGCTTGGTCTGCTCCACACTGTCGATTCGCTTCCGTTCGTAGTAATCATTCATACAATCCCCTTTCTATTCCTGTTTTGGTTGTTCTCGCCTTGGCTTCTCTGCATTTCGAGCAAGTCTTCATTTTATCTCCATTCTAATTTCTCCTTATTTCTTTTATTGGCTCCATTTCTCTATCTCCTTTGCTTCGGCGAGGGCTTGCTCATTAAAACGCATTTGTATTTCTACGCTTTTCCTGTAATCTTCCGGCAATACAGCGAAAACTGTTTTAAGCCTATTGTTTGATGCAGATACCTCTTTCTTGAGATTCTCATGGCTGGCGAGCAGGGCGTCGTATTTATTATATCGGTCACAAACGCGTGTGGCATGTTCGTTTAGTTCGGTTGATGCGTTGCCTTCCCAAGACTCAAACGTAGCAATATCTATTTCGCATTCATCTTCGTCCAGCATATAAAGTGTTGCTGGAATTTTCGTATTGCTATCAACGCTATATTCTAATTTCATAATCATTCTCCTTATTAGTTTGAGTGAATTATATTCGTTACAGTGTCCATATACTCCTTCGACTTCATAGCCTCGCGGATACGCGCCATTGGCAGTGTGAGCCGCACAATGCAACGAGCAGTCAATGTCTTGGGCTTGAGGTTAGAGAACGGCGGGTGGTCGCTCTTAACAGCCCTGTTCCAAATCCTGTTATACAGCTTTATGATCTGCTCAGGACTTCTTTGTTTCTTCTTCTGGTTCATTGTAATCATCCTCGCAATAGAATAGCTTACCGCAATTTCTACATTTAGCCTCTGGCCGCTCTTGGCCCTGGCAGTCGGGGAGATTAAGAGCCTTATCTAACCTATCCGCCCAATCTAATAAGAGGGACTTACATATCAAAACCGGCTCCTCTTCTACGCATGCCAATATCGATAATTTGACGCTTTCGATTTCTCCCCTGCCAGTCTCAGGCATTGTAGCAGCTATGCCATGTGCATCCTCTGGGCTTAGCTGTTTGGGATATTCTGTTTGGGCTTCGGCAAGGGCTTGCCTGACCTTCTCTCTCGTCTTGGCGTTGTGCTGGTCTTTTGGTACTTGGCAGGTATAGTCACAAACCAAGTCTCGCAACGCACTGAAAAGCCCATCATGCGAGGCTTTAAGTTTGGCGTATTCGTCTTTGTCAACCACAACCACATTGTCCAATTCTTTTATTGGCTTCATAATATCCTCACTTTCTAATTCAAGGCCGTGCCGCTCTGCCTTGACTGCTCTTTCGATTCTCGTTTGTGTAATACTCTTGTGAATGTTCATTGTGTAATCTCCAAAATAGATGGCCCTATCGAATCCGAGAACATCACTGCAAGGTGCGGAGAATCCGACAGGGCCAGTCATTAACAGGTTAGATTTCGGTGATAGCCTTGCAGTGCTCATAGCGTCCATGATATACCCTCATCGACACTTGTCAACAAAAAAATAAAAAAAAAGATAAATATTTTCCGAGACAGCAAATGATGTGGGCCTCCATGCCCGTCGTATTTTGTTACTTAGTTGTGATGTTGTCGCTGGCCTTCTGAAGAAGCCAAGCGCCGTCGCCAGTGATCCCCTTGACAGTCTGGCAACCAGAAGCCAAGTACAGGATACCGAGGATGAACCCCACTTCCAACATTCTCATAAATACATCTTTCATAATAACCTCCGCTAATTGTTTGGGTTGTTGTTCCGCTTACAGTTATAGTATAAGAACTACTCGGCCAGATGCAAACACGGCTTTACGTAAATCTTCCAGGTCGTAAGCCCCCCGACAGTCTATCACCGAGAGAGTAAAGAGCTGAGTGGTGTCTGGCGTGTGTTCCTCCAGCAGCCTAACAACTGAACAGTTCACCGAACAAAGCTCCGAAACAGTCTAACCACAAGAGAGGGAGAGACGGTAAGCCAAGGCGTAGATGCGGTTGTGTGTTTACGCCGTTCGTGCAAATCACTTAACAATGGGAAAGATTAAGGAATGAAGCCTTCGTGTTGACGGCTGGCTTGCCTGGTAGAGCAGACGAACAAGCACACAGCATCCGAGTCAATGTTCCATCTTGAGTGGTGGTGTGTGATGCGTAACCCCTGTGGTAGCATGACGTTAGCATGTGTTCGCTCTATGACAGCGTATAATGCACACACACAGGCTGTAGAGCACACACAGGGCATGAGCTGGAGTGAAGCGTGGGTTGGCATCGATGGTGAGCCAGGCCGGTGTGAGAGAAAAAAAGGAAGGACATCGCGCCAGAATGTTACCGCACCCCCGCCCCCCGCTGTCGAATGAACCTTACTTACCCGTCCTCAGAGCGATCTAAATTTCAATTTTTTCCCCATTTTTGGTAGAATTTAAGAATAGGCTTGCGTATATATAGCCGATGATGATATAATGGAGAAATGGTTACAGGTCGTCTTTCAATCCGAACCGCCCGCATTGTCAATTCCAAGGAGGAATTTAAGGATAAAGGAACATAGTGACAAAAGTGGCATTTTATAAATCTAATATATATTTGAGTTTATGGTGGTTTTTGGCGAAAAATTGGGAATAGTTTTTTTGTATTCGGCGAACTGTTCGTATTTCTCGAAAAGGACTTGACTAAAATCGGGGATTTTGGATTATTATAGGGGATTTTGTCATTGGTAGTGACACGAAAATAATTAACTTGACGTTTTTTGGCTGGAAGTTTGGATGGTGCTTATATCCGAGCGGTTCCCTGCTTATTAAAATATGGCATGCTTTATATTGGCCTACGAAAAATGCACAGATAGAATATTCACAGCTAACAGGCCGGGTTACGAGCGGCTACTGGAGCGGGTTTGTTTGAATACGGGTTATGGTTATGGGGGGGATTTTTATGGGGGGTAGGAATTGTGGATAAGTTGGGGATAAAATGGCAGAACCCGAAAAAAAAATCGTTTCACCTTCAGGTAAGCCTTCAGGTAAGCCTTCAGGTAAGCCTTCAGGTAAGCCTTCGGTTGGGCTTCAGGGTAAGTACACTGAGTTGCAGTTGCGAGAACGTGGAATTGGCAAGTTTCAGACGACTACTGATAATGGCTGGCGGATAAAGTTGGACACATATCAGGATGAGGAGGTCAAGCGGGCATTTCTGGCTGTCAAGCGGAGTGCGAAGTTGCTTTGCACTGATTATAAGGGCTATGTTTACAATGAGATAGCTCATCGTCTGGCACAGGTAATGATAGACAGGTATTTGTTTCAGCGTGCCCGGGGTGAGCCGGTTCCTCTGCCGGGCCCCGTCATATCCGAGACTTCCCTGCAGAATCCGAAGGCTACAAAAGGAAAACTGGAGATAAAGGCGAAAAAGGCTGATTTTTCGAATTGGGACGGGAAGATCGATACCATCAGCGATATTAACTGGATATACAACAACTTGATGGTGGAAGACGTTACGGCCGAAGACGCTCCGAGTCCGGGTGCCTGGGCCCACCTTCAATATCACCGGAGCACACCGGAGGCTATGACCGATTTTTTCACGAAGGTCTATCCCCGGCTGATCCCGGCCAAAGGAACTATACAGAAATTGGCGGACAAATTACATGATGACGGTCGAACAACTTTTGACCTCCTTGACCGATTACTCGCAGAGTGCTCAGAAAGTTCAAAGCAAGTATCCGTTTTATCAGTGGTGTTGCCGGAACGTGGCGGGCTACAAGACACGGCGGGGCAATCTGCTCTTTCGCAAGAGAGTCCTTGAGTTAGCGATTGAGAAGGAGGATTACGCACAACAACTCTGGATTATGTGTTCCAGGGACCTGCTTTTTTTTGTTAATACCTTTATCTTCACTTATGATCCCCGGTTGATACCGCAAAAGATTCCAGAGATACCCTTTATCACCTTCGAATATCAGGATGTTGCCTTTGATAGAATCCTGATGGCGATAACCAATAAGCATGACCAGCTAACAGAGAAGTCCCGGGCGATGGGTGCCACCTGGAAGTACCTGATGGTCTTTACATGGATGTTCATATTCGTACCCTATGCGGCTTTCCGGTTATTGTCGAGGAATGAGGATTTAGTAGATAAAGACGAGGACCCCGATTGCCTGTTCTGGAAGATAGAGTTTGCGCTCGATCATTTGCCGGAGTTCCTCAAACCTGAGTACAACGATGTTCATCTTCACATAAAGAATCTCGACAACGAAGCAACGATAGACGGCTGCACAACAACAAGTGACGCGGCTCGTGGCGGACGGTGTACGGCGATGTTTCCTGATGAGTTCGCAGCGGTCCCAGACGGCGATGGTATGCTGGCATCGACCAGAGACGTTACTCAATGCCGGCTATTCAATTCTACCCACCATGGGGCGGGTTCGGCGTTTTATAGATTGTCTCAGGGCAGTATAAGCAAACTGACGGTCCATTGGTCACTTCATCCGCTTAACAATCGTGGCCTTTATTACTCCAAAAACAAAAAACTGATCAGACTGGACGATTATAAAAACATAGTCTGGATTCAGGACAAGACATATAATTTCCCGGACGAATATCCTTTCATTCTCGACGGCAAGCTCCGCAGTCCCTGGTATGACAACGAATGCTCTCGGGCAGTTCACCCGATGGAAATAGCTCAAGAGCTTGACATGGATCCGTTCGCTGCCGACTTCCAGTATTTTGACGGTACGCAGATTCAGGAGATTGAGACGGAAGATGTGAGAGAGCCGTACCATGTGGGTATGCTCGAATTTGACGAGGACTCTCTGGACGCTCTCGAATTTATCGAGGGCAAGAATGGCCCGCTGAAATTATGGATTCATCCGGATATGTACGGAAGGTTCCCCATCGATCTGCAGGTCGGCGTCGGCGTTGATATTTCGGCGGGTACCGGGGCCAGCAATTCAGCCAGGAGCTACGTTAATTTACGGACCGGAGAGAAGATAGCAGAATATGCAAATCCCTTTATTAAGCCGGAAGCATTTGCCAAAGTTGGTATAGCATTGAATAGATGGTTCAACGATGCCTTTGAGGTACCTGATGGCGCCGGACCCGGCCGGACGTATTGCGATGAGCTCATATCACTTGGGTACCGGAACCTATATTTCAGGCGGGATGAGGTTGGGCTGAAAAAGAGAGTATCAGACAAGCCTGGTGTCTTCTTGAATCCAAAAGAGAAGCGAGCAATCTTCGGTAAATATCGCAAGTCTTTGAAGGAAAAATCATTCGTGCAGCGTAGCCACGAAGCAAATCAGGAGTGTCTCGCATATATTTATACTACCGGAAATAAAATCGAGCATACGAAGGCTGTCAGCTCGGTTGACCCCTCAGGCGCTGGTGATAGTCACGGCGACCGATGTGTCGCAGATGCCTGTGCTAACAAGTGTTTAGAATTTCTCGGGGCGAAAAATCTTCCAGAAGCGACTGAGAACGAATCGGCAAATTGTTGGGCTGGAAGGAAGCGTGAAGCTGAGCAAAAAAAGCGAAAAGGAAAAGAATGGTAAATTTTTTATATTTTTAGTTAGATAAACGCCGAATATAGTGATATATACTGGATTTGGCTAACCTCTATACTTTGGGCGGCAGTCGAGTGCTCGACCACTTGACCGCCGTTTTTTTTATAGGAACCAAGGATGGCAGCGTTTAATCACGAACTTGCAGATGACATCCAACAGCTATCAAAGGCCGTTGGCTATAGCCGAAAGTGCCTGGCTGTATATCGCAAAAACAGAATAGATATTCTGCGCCAGCTTGTCGGTAATCACTATTCGGACAATGGCGCGGATGATAAAGTTCCTATTAACCTTCTCGAACTGGCAATCAATATTTACATGCAGCGTCTGGCTGCACAGGCTCCGCAGGCGGAAGTGACAACAGATTATCCGCAGCTCAAGGAAATATGTACCCGGACCGAGATCAGCGGCAATCAACTCCTCGATGATATGAATCTTGGCGATACACTTCAAAGTGTGGTTATGGGTGGTATCATGTGCCAGGGTATTGTCAAGACGGGTTTGAATCTCGAAAATGTGGAAGTGGGCGGGGAATCCCTTCAAAGCGGCAAAGCTTTTGCTGCCTACGTTTCTCTGGATGATTGGGTTCAGGACATGACCGCTTCGGACGATGAAGGCAGTCAATACGAAGGCAATTTTTATTATACGACAATCGAAGAAGCGGAGAAAATGTTTCCGGAGTATGCAGGGAAATTTGAGGAACTCGACAAGCAAACCCAGGACAATAAAGAGAAGGCACACGATATATCAGAAGGCGGCGGAGGCCAGCGAGAAGAATTCAGACCAAGGGTACGGCTTATAGATATTTACTTGAAGAAACAAAAGAAAGTTTTGCGATGTTCCACAAACGATGATGATGAGGACCCCATCCGGGATGTTTTGGGAGTTATCGATTGGAGCAAGCGAAAAAGAGGGCCTTACCACAAGCTGGCCTTTATGAAAATCGACAACAATGCGATACCAGTTGCGCCGGCGATGCACTGGAAAGATATCCATGATTTAAGTAATCGTCTTTTCCGCAAGCTCGGACGCCAGGCGGATAGACAGAAAACGGTAACAGGCGTTCGGGCGGGTGCGGATAAAGACGGGAATCGTATAGTAAATTCTAACGATGGTGAAATGATTAAGCTGGATGATCCCCAGGCAACGAAAGAATACAAATACGGCGGCATACAACCTGAGTCGCTGGGCTTTCTTGTGATGGTCCGGGACCTGTTTAGTTATATGGCCGGTAATCTTGATGTGCTCGGTGGATTGGGACCGCAATCAGAAACACTCGGTCAGGACAAAATGTTAAACGCCTCTGCATCCATGAGAATCCAAAAGATGCAAAAGACCACGATAACTTTTGTCCGGGGCATCATCGAGGATATCTTTATGTATATGTGGGAGGATCCGCTCCACAATCCCACTGTCACTAAGAAAGTAAAAGGGTTCGATGACGTATCGGTACAGGTACCGTTCGGTCCCGAGGAAAGACAGGCAGAATTTCTCAGACTCAATATCGACATCGAGCCTTACTCCATGCAGCACACGACACCGGAAGCAAAGCTGCAGGGATTGCGTACCATCTTCACAGAATTCGTTGCTCCATTCCTTCCGATGATGCAGTCACAGGGCATTGCTGTCGATATGGAACAACTGTTCAGGAAAATAGGCAAGCTCGGGAACATACCTGAGCTGAATGATATTATTATTTATTCGAACCCACAGCATGAACCTCAACCGCAGCAGGCCGCGGCAGCAGGCAAGCCGGCAACGACTACGAGAAATTATAACAGACGCTCCATTCCGGGAGCCACGAACACGGGCAAGTCGGCCATCTTACAGCAGGCCCTATTTGGCAAACAGCCGCAAAAAAGTGAAACCGAGTCTCTGCTACGACCAGCAGGATAAAGGAATATTATGGCAGAATGTAAAGACTGCACAGAACATTCAGGAGTTGATGCCAGGGTGGGCCAGACCGAAAAGGATATTGGGACTTTATATGAAATTCTGGACAAGGTAAGAAACCGATTGCCGAATTGGGCAACGATATTATTGTCAGTGTGCTTTTTGGTAATCGGTTGGTTAATAAAGTCAAAAATGGGGACGTAGTAAGATGGTAATCTATACCTATATGTGTTTGGCCTGTGGAAATAAGCAGGAAGTTGCCCGTGGGATGAATGATGAGGAACTGCCCGTGTTGTGCGATAAATGCTCTTTCGTTATGAAAAGGGATTTCCAGACTGATTTCGGTGCGCGGAGTCATTGCGGTAATTGGCCGATGACTTCTTATGCAGCCGGAGTCCATCCGAAGCAGATACCAGAGATGGAGAAATTCGACAAAGAGCATGGGGTGCCTACCCATTACTCGGGAGACGGTGATCCCTCGTTTACGAGTCCAACTCACAGGAGAAAATACTGCGAGGCTCATGGTATATTTGATCGTAACGCTGGTTACAGTGACCCGGTGCCGGCGAATTGTAGATAACCCAAACTGAAAGGATGCGTATTATGGAAGATGTTGAGAACAAAACAGAGCTGGCGGTAGAAACAGAAGAAACTAAAGTCGATGAAGTGAAGGCTTCAGAAGAAAAGGTTGCGACCGAGGCAGATGCCAAGGCAGAAACCCTGGGAGCTGACTTCGATAAGAAAGCTGATGAAGGCGATGACCATACCGCCTATACGGATGACGATAAGGCCAAAGAGGCGCAAGCCAAGACAGAGGCCGAAGTAAAGACAAAAGAGGCGCAAGCCAAAGCCGATGAGGAAGCCGGCAAAAAAGACTCTGAGCAGGAAGTTGACGAGAGCCTTCTTGAGAGAGCAGTAAGGGCTGGCCTGAGTTTGGAAAAGGCCAAAGAATACGGTAGTCTCCTTGAGCTCACAGTACAGTTGCTTGAGGAAAGCCAGTCGAAAACGGGAAAAGCTCCGGAAGAAATAGAGACTGAAACAAAGGCCAAAGAGGAAGCCGAAGCTAAGGCCAAAGAAGATGAAGCAGATTACGACTGCAAGTTAGACCCGGCAGAGTACGATGAGGGTTTAATCAAAGCTTTCAATGAGCTTGGCACAATGCTGAAAAAGAGAGTTGTGTCGCTCGAATCAGGCCATACCAAAAATACGGATTCTCTTAGGAGTAACCGTGTCACGGCGCACACGGATTGGCTCGATTCGAAAGTTAATCATCTGACGGACGATGATTTGGTCAAGGTTTACGGAAAAGGTGAATGCGATGACCTTGAGGCAGAAAGCCCGGAATACAAGGCCAGAGCCGCTCTTGATACGCAAATCTCAAAGATGGCAGCCGACCTCCGCAAAGCCAATAAGACAGTCCCTTCCCGGAACAGACTTTTCAATCTGGCAATCGAAGCGTTACATAAAGGAAAATCAACCAAAAAAGCAGATGCCAAAACTAAAGCCAAACTCGAAGCAAGAGCAAAAGAGTCTTTGGGCGGTGGTAGCAATAGGGTATCTGCAGAATCAGCGGAAGAGCAAGCATTGCAGACTAATAAGGACTTCGACAGCAAAATTGACGATGACTGAAGCCTTCAGTAAAGTCGGCTCTGACTTTCCTTCCAGAAAGGTGGCAATATGCCTATAAGAGATCAGGATATAGCGGACCTGTTGATATCGACACTCAACACCGTCCGGAAGGAAAAGTTTATCGATATGTCGCAGGAGCTGACAGAATACATTGTCGTTCCCTATCTTCTAACACAGCGCGGTGGCCTTATGGTCAAAAAGGGCGGTGTTGGAATTGAAGAAACCCTGATGGTCGAGCATGGCGGCCGTTCAAGGTTTGTCGGAGAATATGACGAGGATGTGATCGTTGTAATCGACCACTTGAAGAAGATGAAGCTGTTCTACTCGCTTCTGACCGACAACCTGGCCTATACTCGCAGCGAAATCCTCAACAACAGAGGTAAAGAGCGTATCAACAACATCATTAAGCCGAGGCGCCGGGCGATGTATTTGCGTGTCGCCGAAACGATGGAGGTGAATTTCTTCCAGACTCCGGATGCCGATGATGATTTGACTCCGTGGGGCCTGAAATACTGGATTGTCAAAAATTCGACAGCAGGTTTCAATGGCGGCTATGCGGCCGGGTTTACCCGCGTTGCGAATATCAACCTGACGGAAGTGCCGCAATTCAAGAATTACACCGATAATTATACCGCCATATCGAAGGCCGATTTAATTGTGAAAATACGGCGGGCACTTCGAAGAACGAACTGGCGAAGTCCCCGGAAGGACCCGGGTGTTGAAGGTAATACCAGCCCGAGACGGCTGCTACTGACCAACGAGGACGTTGTGGAAGCCGTTGAGAATATCGGTGAGGCCCAAAACGAGAACCTTGGCAGGGACGTTGCTTCTATGAATGCCGGAACAAACAGCTTCAGGGGCACGGGCATAAGGCAAACGCCAGACGGGGAGATTTTGATTAAACGTCATCCGTTGGTCTATGCACGTCCTCTCGATGACGATACGACCGACCCGATGTACGGCCTGGATATGCACACCTTCCATGCCATGACACAGCAGGGTGACAATATGCGTCTCGGCGATTTCGCACGGGCACCGACTCAGCACCGAGTATTTGCTGCGCATCTCGATCATAAGCATCAGACGATATGCACCAACAGGCGCAACAACTTTGTTATCTCAAAATAACAGAATCGATAACGCACATTAGCGTTCGCAAAACATTAGAGTATGTTTTAGCATGAAAGGTTAAAAAAATGACAGATCGTAATATCATACAGTATCAGAATCAGGCCTATGCCAAGAAAGCGATGTTTGTTTATCTCGGCACATCGGCACTGAAAAAAGGTTATGGCATGTGCTTTAACCTGGATTATCTCACTACAGAGACGGGCCAGACCGCAACCGATCCCTTTGGGGCCCGGGGTCTGAAAGTTGTTGAGGAGCCGAGCAATTCCAACAACTATGCCTTTGCCGGCGTTCTCACACAGAACTATCCAGCAAGAAGCTCTGGCAGGCAGATGATAGAGCTCGCTTTGCCGGGTGGTTGTGCAAGAATCGCACAACGAGCAACGTCCGTCATCAACCAAGGTCTATTGACCTGTGTTGTCGGCGAAAACGATGCTGGCGTGAAAACGGCCATCAACGGCCTCTTTGGGATGGGCGGATTCGCTGGCAGAGGCTCTGCTATCCCGCTCCAGACATTGGCTGTGGCAGATGAAGGCGATATGCCTATGGAAGAAATTACAGGTGTAAGTACATCTGTTTATGCTTCCGGTACAGGGCTGACAACCTTTACCAGCGCAACGGGAACGCCGGGGACGTATATGGGCTATGTTTCAGCGGCAGTTGACGCTTCCGACTACGAAGTAACCGTATGGGGCGGGGCCACGGAAGCCGACTCCACTTCGGAAAGATGTCCCTCGGGCGTCTATCCTGTCGTTCAGGCAACTGGAGCCACCACGTTCACCGTAACAGGCGACTGTGGCGATGGTGCTTGTACCGTTACAATCACCAAAAAGAACCTGCTGAAGATGGCATATCTGATGGACGGACCGGAATCCGGCCTCAGTGCTTACTTCCTGCCGGAAACAGCGGCGGTAATCACGCCTGTAATCGATTGCGGTATGATTATAGTTCTCGGTGGCCTTACAATGGCAGCCGACTGTGAACCCGTTATCAATGACGGCACGATTGATGGTATGCGGCTGGGCTTCTACCAGCTCGCAACATTGGTCACGAAGGAAATGCTCATAAACATCACAAGTGGATGGACACCGGCAGGTGGAGCCATTGCAGGGACTGTACTATCCACGGTCGAGTTCAATACGGCCGGGGAGTGGGCGACTTTTGTATGGCATCAGTTCGGGCCTGCAGGAACAACCTACGGATCGTGGCATCCAACCGGATTCTCCGATGCTGGCATCGTGCCTGCGTAATAGAGTCAGTTTGGGTTTGTTGCTCGGGTACCCCCGTCCTTTGGGGCGGGGGATACCTGAACTGTTCATTAAACTAAAATATCAGCCCGCCATAGGGCGTAGAAAGTAGGTATAAAATGGGTACAGCCAGAAAGGGCGACGAAGCAATATATAGTCGCGGCAGAACATATTATGTCGAAGGTGTCGGCATCCTCTTTGATTGGGGAGAAACGGTGCCTGCAGACGGCACAGCAGATTACGCAATCGGTGCGATTTTTCAGCATGTTGACGGAGCAGCAGCTACCTGTCTATATGTAAACGAAGGTTCGCTGTCTTCGTGTGATTTTAACGCAGCTTCTTCAGCAGCAGCAGCAGCGTTAGAAACAGCATTGGCGTTGGCGACAACTCCAGGCGGGGCATCCAAGGTTGGTGTTTTCGACACAGTAGGTTATTGGACAGCCACCACAGTCGAAGCTATCCTGGCAGAACTTGGCGAGTTGTTGTTCCGGCCATCAGGAGCAGCAGCAGGATTAGGCCCGAGTCCTCTCATTTGGGATGCTTGCCCAATCCTTGAAATGCTGGTCGATCCCACTGTCGGATTCCATTACTTCGAGGATTACATGGGTCCGATAGACGTAACCTCTGCCGATGGATATATTATCACAGCAGTAACTTCAGGAGGAATATCCGCAAAATCTACTCAAGGGGGTCAACTCTTAGTGGATTCGCAGGGCAATGCGTCTGCTGACGATGGTGTAAACGTACAGCTTCCTAACTGCGCGGTCCTGCCGGCAGCCGGTAAAACAATATATTTCGAAGCACGGGTTGCGATGGTAGATACCGGCGATGACCAGTACTTCATAGGCCTTGCTGCGATAGACACTACGCTTATTGCTGCCGGTATATTGGACGATGTTGTTGATAAGGTCGGATTCTTCCGAATAGCAGCTTCAACGGCAGACAAGATTAGCGTTGTAACTGCGAGGACTTCCGCCGAAGACGTTGACGCAGACAAAGGCGATATCGCAGACAACACTTTCGTCAAACTCGGATTTGTCATCGATGGTCTTACGACTGTGAAATGGTATGTGAACGGAGTTTTAGTTCACACAAGCTCAGTGACAGCTAATATAGCAAACGCAGCCATGTCACTGTCTTATGTTGCCCAGGTCGAACAGACTTCCGCCGATGCAGAGTTAAGCGTTGATTGGGTCCGAATAGTACAGACTCCAAGAGTCTAATAAGTTCAAAGCAGCAGCCTTGCTATCGTGGCAGGGCTGCTTTTTACAAAACCTAAACTGAAAGGACGTATTATGAATGGAGAAGTTTTCCAGGAAAAGATGAACCCGACACATCGAGCAAGTCTTTGTCGGATGGTTAGGACTGAACAGTTGCCGTTATGTTTGCTTGTGGAATACAAAAAAGTAAAACTAATGGTGGATGTGGTTGATGGCGCTATAACGGTAGGTGAGCTGGCCATTATTGCATTGGCAGCCGGCTACGATCCGGCAACAAAGACGTTTCTACCCCAACAGGAAAAAAACCCATCTGAGCCGCCTGCTGTAGCAATGGGTGGAACTTCCTTTATGCCAGTTGAGGATGATAAGGTCATCGAGGAAAAGACCGAGGCTCCAGACGAACCTGAAGTGCCCGATGAGCATCCTGAAGAAGATGTGCCTCTTGAGCACCCTAAAGAAGTCAGTGGTGCAACCGGGCAAGCGGTCGAGAAGCCAATCGGGAATCTATGGTCCCCGGGTATGCCTGTGATTGTGTTGCACGATGAGGAGCTTAAGCAAGGGAAGATTGTCGGTATTGTTCCGCGAGACGAGAGCGACAATGCTTCCATGACAAAGCTAACAGTAGAATTCGAGGGCGGAGAAACCGAAACTTTCGATGAAACTGAGGTAGAAGCAGACTAATGACAGAGAGCACTCTTTCCACTACGTTTACGGAAATTCGTTTGGCCATCGCTCATTGTATGGCGATAGATGTTGACCCTACCAATTGGGACGCTGACCAAACGGCAATTATAAATTTAATTCTTAAGCGGGGGCTTCGGCAGTTTTATTTTCCGCCTCCAAGCATTGTGCAAAGTGGACAGAGGACCGGAATATCCTTGCCGGCTCACGAATGGAGTTTTCTAAAACCCATAACTGAACTGACCCTTATCGGTTCATACTCGACAGGGACAATAGCAATTACGATTACGGGTACAACCGTCACTTTAACTACTGGTGTTTGGCCGAGCTGGACAGCCACGAATGGTACATTAGTTGTTGATAATGTGGCGTATGAGATTGCATCCAGGACAGACGATACCCACATAGAGCTTTCAGATGCCTGGACGGAAGATACGGAGACGGCTGCCAGCTATACTTTGCGGCATAACGGCAATTACGATCTTCCGGACGATTTCGGCGGCATCGAGGGCAGCATGATTCGTGATGAAGGAAGCAACAAGCCGGACGTTCGACTCATTGGCGAAGGCAAGATACGAAGTCTGCGAGCAGGAACAACTTCTCGTACCGATCCTGAGTATTATGCAATAAGGCCCAAAGTACAGGTCACAACGACCGGCCAGAGGTTCGAGGTCATGTTCTTTCCCATACCTTCCGTTGCAAGCACTTTAAGTTACAGGATGTTGGTTTTGCCGGAATTGCTGGTAGCTACTTCTATAGAATATCCATACGGCGGGGCCACGCACGCAGAAACGATCATAGCAAGTTGCCTGGCGATTGTGGAATCGCAGGAAGATGAAGTGCGAAACGTAAGGTGGAAGGAATTTCAGGATCGCCTGGCTGCCAGTATCCAGATAGACAAAAAAATGATAAGCGCCGATTACTTCGGTTACAATCGGGACGGAAGCGATGGTATTCATAGCTCCGGCAGTCGGCGGCATCCACAGACATTCTTAGTGACATATAACGGGAACACTTAATGGCTAAGCCAAAAGTACAGAAAAAATTACTATGGCTTCAGGTATGCAATCCTTGCTCGAAGTCAAAGACTGGCAAGCACGAATTTTATGTACCAGTGACAAAAATTGGGAAATGGCGGTCAAAATGGAACCTGTGGCTCGATAAATTGGGTGGAGAGGCTAAGTCGATCCATAGAAAGATATGTCCGCTATGCAAATCAAGGGAGAATGTTAAGATAAAAACTATCCGAGAACGACCAATAAGTTGATATTATTAAGGAATACACAATGGCGAACAAATTTTACATAAGAGAGCAATCGTTAGACCAAAAGACGATAAGAGTTGTTTGCCATATAAACGTCCCTGCCTCTGGCAATAATAGTGCTGTTATTCAATGGCGAACGGTTCTTGTTTCCCATCTTGGCGGTACTGCAAACATATCATCAATCATTCCAGAGGTGCAGGGGACACAAGAAGAAGCAGACATGAAGGCCGGTGCGGTTTACGAGATAGGTAAGACGTACAGGTTCCGCAGGATTGGCTTGGATACCGCCGAGAAGAATTCGGAGATTACCGCTTGGTATAGTAATGCAAAAGATAAGATTTGGGCTGACTTGCAAGTGACTCTGCAGTTTTTAGGACACTCATCATAAGGAGCTGATAAATGGCTAATAATCCAACAAAATGGTCGTCGATAGTAGTCGCTATAGGGTCAGGTTATTTAACTACACAATTAAATGCTTTGGCAAATAATGTGTTCAAGGTGGGTGCTGCCATTGACAATACTTCAAATCTTTGTACTCACATGGACGTAGCTCTGAAATTAGCATCACTTGACCTGTCCGCACAATCAAATCCGACTGTCCCTATTTATATGTTTGATAGTATAGATGGGGGTACGCTTTATGATACCAATGAGGATGGAGTGAGTGCTGAATCGGATGTTCCAACACAGGATAAAATAATTACTAATCTCGGATTGCGTATCGATACGGGTTCAGAGGCAAAATATGCCGTTAAGACAGGACTTATTATCGCTCCCGGACATTTCAAACTCGGTTTACGAAATCTTACCGGAGCTGCTTTTGGAGCAACTCTCAATGTGCTTTATTACCGAACATATAATCTTAACTTGGTAACTGCTTAATGCTTTTATTACCCGATACGAGAATATTAAAACCTTATGAGAAACCATCGTTTGAATGGACTCAGCGATATGGACTGGACTGGCAAAATGCCAAAGTCAGTCTTGAAGGTCTCGTCGGCTACTGGCTGATGAATGAAGGCACAGGCAATGCCGTTGCCGATTTGGGCGGGAATGGGAATCATGGTGTTTTTGTAAATACGCCATTATGGACAGCAGACCGCATACTTTTTGAGAAAGATGATAATGACGGCATAGACGTTACTCCGCCTAATGCCTCTGTGTTTCCGTCTGGTAGTGACCCATATACTATCGTATGCAAAATTAACATTACAGACAGGACCAACGCAGTTACTGTTTTTGATTATGACCTTTACGACCCCCAGTGGGGATTTTACAATGGTGTACCCTGGATTTATGATGGCCATGATACTCTAGTCGGCGGGACGGCACTTTCAAACGGTATTGACTATCAAGTTGCTTTTGTCCGGGACGGCACTGGAGCAAATCAGACAAGGGTTTATGTAAACGGAGTATTATGGTACACAGGCCAGCACGACGAATCAATGAACGTTCCTACGACGGTAAGGATTGGATATGATAACAATGCGGGCGAAGGCTTTGATGGGCATATTTACTTTACTTACATTTACAACCGTGCCTTTTCCGCATCTGAAATTGCTTTACTTTACCAAGAGCCGTCCTGTCAGGTATGGAAGCCTAAGACTCAGATTGTTGTTGGATGGGTTAGTGGTGGATCGCCGGCTTCTGGCATACCAATATTGCGAAGAAGAAGGGAGTATGCATAAATGCAGGGTGTTCACCTTAGAAAATATGGCGTACAGACAACGATAGACTTTGAACTCTATGAAGTTGATGGAGTTGACTTGCGGGTAGATTGGGTTCCGGCGGCGGCAGATTGTGAAGTGATGAAAGACGAGGGTGCCAGTACACAGTGTACGAATACCGCCACCGATGAGGGTTCTACCTACTCTGTAGTTTTGACTGCCACTGAATTGCAAGCAGCAAGATTAGTATTAAAAATTGTGGATGCTGCTACAAAAGTATTCCTCGATAAAGTTATCATCATCGAAACTTACGGCCAAGCCTCAGCGATGCACGCCTTTGACTTGAACACGGCTCTACCGGCCAACCTTCTGTTATTATTTGATGGATCAGAGGGATTTGCTCCAGCCTATGCTGGTCCCCGCGGCCCCGGCGTTTACCTCAACGATGCAGCAGGCAATACCAACACGGCCAGCGGCGTAGATGGGACGTGGCTGAACCCGGTCAGTACAATCGCTGCGGCCAAGACGATTGCGGATGCACTTAGTCTTGACCGCATATACCTCGTAGGCAACTCGGACATCACACTTGCGGCGACTATGGAGGACTATGAGTTTATTGGCATCGGGGAGTTGACCAGCAATATCGTTAATCTCGGTTCGCAGGATGTGGACCGCAGTGCTTTCTACAACCTGACTATTGAGGGTACGCAGGGCGGCACTGGGCGCATCTTCGCCAGTGGCTGTGCCCTTCAGGACCCTGGTGCGGGCGCTACGACACTGCATATCTTCGCCAGTAGTTGCGGGATTAAAGACACGATTGAAGTGGATACTTCGGCGGATAATGTCTTCGACCAATGCTACTCCCTTGTTGCGGGAACCGCGGCACCTATCATTGTAGCGACCGGAGTATCAGGAACTATTTCAATCAGGCATTATACTGGTGGTATCGAACTATCTACATTGTCAGCGTCACACAACGTATCGGTGGAAACGGACGGACAGGTTATCTTCACTGCCGACTGCAACGTAAACGCAAACGTGTCGATGCGCGGGAATCTGACGATTACCGACAACACGGCCGGCATGAACAGCCTGGTGACAGGTGCGGTTTATGACAAGAGGGCGGATATTGCTGCCATTCTTACAGATTCAAATGAAATTCAGGGAAAGCTGCCTACGAACAAATTCATGGGTTCATCAGACGGTGCTGATGACGATACGACACTCAATACGATAGCAACAGACGCGGCACGCCTGACCGCGGCAAGGGCTGCTGTATTAACAGACTGGATAGATGGTGGAAGGCTTGATTTAATAATCGATGCCATTCTTGGCGATTCAAACGAACTTCAAACGGATTGGGCCAATGGCGGAAGACTCGACCTTCTACTCGATGCCATCAAGGTAATGACAGACTGGCAGCGATCCGTATCGGGAACGGTGGTTGTCAATAATCCCGGCACAGACACCATTTTTGACTTAACAGCCGTAACGGGGACATTATCAACCAACAATGATTCTTGTGTCAACATGGTGATTACCTTCCTCGATGTTTCAGGCAGTGTCTTAGAGACGCGAAAAGTGGAGGCTTTTGTCGGAGCAAGCGGCAGGGCCACTGTAGATGAAGCATTAACATTCCCGGTAGATGATGGAGTGGACACATTTATCCTGTGGAACAAATACAGCCCGACCGCTGCTGCAGGTGGAGGGGCAACGGCCCAACAAGTCCACGAATACGATGTGTCCGGTATAGTAACGGAAGGCCAGGCCGGCTATGAAATACAGCAAAGCGGTGGCGGAAATTCAATTTATTCATCATAATGGAGACTGAATATGTATAGTTTGATAGTGTATCAGACAATAACAAATCCTTACTATCGCATTGTCAGGGTTGGCGATGGCGCCGTTATGGTAACTGTGACAGGGGCGTTATCATTAACAACCTCATGGGCCACAAGTTTTACCGCATTGGCCAAAGATGCTATAATTGGCGGTATCCCTGTGACCATCCCGGAAGAATTGGAGCCCGGTGACTACGATCTCCTATTTTATGATGCCGCTGTTCCGGCAGATTCGGATGCACCATCGTTCGGCAGGCGTATTGCGTGGACGGGTAAGTTGGTTTCCGGTATTCCGGTAGATGTCTAAAATGAACAGGATACTTTAATGGCATTGCCAAAACCGATAATATTACAGTTTCCCATGCGTGGAAAGTCCACGAACTTCGCTGCAACAACGCAGCCATCCTTCACTTCCCCGCGCATGAATAGGGTTGTAGCAAGGGATTCTCTGGATTTCAGGGCCCGAGGAGGACAGGAGCCGGGATGGAAGAAAGCCTATAATCAGCACATGGGTTATGTATTAGCTGCGAACGTGCCTGTCGTGGCAATAGGTCAAGTAACATTCGTGGAGTTATAAATGTCACTGTCAACACCAAGTCCAGCTCACGAAGTAACAGGGGTTGCTAACAATGCTACCTTAACATGGGTGGACAGTGTAGCGAGTGATTCTTATAAAGTCTATTTCGGCACCAACGAATCCGAGGTAACGGCCAAAAGTGTGAATGTTTACAGGGGGGATGTTACCACTGAAGCCTACGATCCGCGAATGGATTTGATTTATGGCGCCGAATACTTCTGGCTAATCACAGCGGTTCGAGCCGGCTACAGCGATGTGGACAGTGCTGTTTGGGATTTTACAGTTGTCGCTGAAGCGGCTGCTCTGCCAGACGGAAAAAAGTATCAGAAGAAATTATACAGCGTTGCTAATAATGGGTTCTGGTATGACAATGACGATTCGCCTCCAAAGCAGATAGTGCTTGCAGGCCTAACGCTCGATACCAGCAAGGCCATCTCTACGTTCGAACTCGACCAAAAGGTATATATCGCCAATGATACTATCTTAAAAGTGGTGGACTTTGTTAATGCGAAAATAACACTGGATACTACAATGACTGTACCGCCCAGGCGGGGACAGGAAATCACTCAGTTGAACAGCAACGCTACGATGATTGTCGATTATGTCGCTAAGGGAGCATTGACGGTTATTTATGGCCGTGTTACTTCCGGGACCTTTACGACAAATGGAGCCGATACGTTGTCAGGTGATACGATGTCACCGACCACAAGATATCCAACGGCTGTAGTTTTGCCCACAATTCCGCATCATTACACATGGGGAGTTTATGCCGATGTTGTTTCTGCGGATGAATTCGGGGCAATGCCGACCAGGGCGACTATCGGAGATAATTGGCGGGGCCACGCTGGACTGACAGGTAACTCGATAGACCCTCATCAATGGTATCTCTCCAGACAGTTGAATCCTTATGATATGAAGTATGGCGAGGATGATGAGCAATCAGCCGTGGCCGGCACAGATGCCAGGGCCGGCAGGGTGGGCGATATCGTAACTGCATCGGTACCATATAGTGAAGATTACAAGATTTATGGTTCTATCGGAGATTTGTGGCTGTTGCGTGGTGATCCTGCGGCTGGAGGAACTTTAGACAAGCTCATAGAGGGCATAGGGATAATATCACAGTGGGCCTGGTGTTTTGATGATGCGGACAATCTGTATATTCTCGATTTAAAGGGAATGTATAAAATTACCAAAGGTCTGGCAGGCATAGAACCGATGACCAGCGATCAGATACCGAATTTTGCCAAGGACCTGGCTCTTAATCCGGAGACACAGAGGATTGTACTATCATTCGATCCTGATAAGCAATGTATAGTAGTAAGTGTCACTACGATAGAAACCGGAGCAAACTCCAACTACGTTTACGATATGCAGTCGGAAGGTTTTTTCCCTTGTAACGACTATCCTGTTCAGGACGCTATTATGTGCAGTTATTATTACGATGCCGATGATCCCGAACAGAGAAGGTTATTGTTTGGCTGTTATGATGGCCACATGAGAGTCCGGGATTCTGCTGCTACCAGCGATGATACAGGTTCTATGGCTATCCCTGCATCCGCAGCTATAGACAGCTATGTTTTACTCGGGCCCGTGATGATTGCGCCAAACCACAATCACTATGGAAGATCGAACTCTTTAACAGTTGTAACTGCAGGGGGAAAGGCTGGTGGGACCGTTCCGGACTCGAACGATGTTGATTATGCCGTCTATGTCGGTGATGATGCCGAGACTGTTATGGAAAAAGCGGATGCAGACACACCTATCTTTAGCGGTGTTATTCCGGCACCAGGCAGAGCCAAACGGGTGCGCAGGAAAGCCCGTGGTGTGTTCATGGCTGTACGGCTTGGCAATAATACTGCAGATGAAACTTTCGGCATAGAGCGATGTCTAATCGAGGTAAAGCCGGCAGGGAGGGCCTGATAGATGCCGCTTGTCGAACAAGACATGATAAGGATCAGGCAGTTTTTGCAGAAGATGGAGTCTGGCCTGGTCGAAGGTATGCAGGTCTATGCGACCTACCATGACAGCAACTTAGCAGCCACACCATCTGATCCGGTAGGTAACGGAGCGATAGGTGGATGGCACAGGATGCCGACAGAAGCTTCAAACTGGATGAGCGTAAAGACTGCCCTTAAAGATACAGGAGGGACATGGGGCACACCTGTACGAGTGTTCGGCCTGCAGGGAACCGAGACTGCAGGCGTAGGCATATCCGCAGACATTCCCAAACTTGTGCAGATATCCTTCATTGGTGACGGAGCATCTAAAGTTGGCTGGTCAACCGGCACAGTAGAATACGGCGGTAATTCGTATGCAATAACAGCCGTGGCCGTTGGCGATGCCGATACAAACGCATACATATATTGGGACGATGCCGATAGCCAGACAACCTTTAAGACAACCGCTTCGTATGCAACGGCCATAGCAGCTAATCATTGGATGGTATGTATTAACGATACCGGCAAGGCCACACCTGCGGTTGCACACAGAATTATACTCGGCGGTCTGATTCAGGCTGACAGCGTAACAGCCTCTACCGTGATAATTGCCGGGACAGTTACGGACACAGAATTATCTGCAGGTGTAAATGCAGATATTGCACAGGGGATTGCTGATGCTGCGACAGCCCAGGCTGCTGCCGATGCAGCTCAAGGCGATGCAACTACAGCAATAGCAGACGCAGCAACAGCTCAAGGCGAATTAGACGATATCGCTGCCGATACAAAAGTAACGCCAGTAGAGAAGCTGGAAGCTAAGCAGCGATGGGATGCTATCGTTGTAGAAGGTACGCCGACAACCGGCACGATCCCTGTTTCTGCAACACTATTCAGTGTAGCTGACACAGACTTTGACACCGCTTATGCTGCGCTGGATTTATATCTTAATACCACAATCAGCGTCTTCAGTAGTATGTCAACGACAACTACGATAACTCGCACTGATTGGGATACTCCGTGGAAAAACTACTATGATGAACGGACGCAACTGTTGAACGCAATCGCTTCGGCAGCTAAGGACCTTGCCGATACAGCTCAGGCTACTGCTGACGCTGCCGGTGGGATAACGACATTTTTCCAGGATGCTGTGCCAACAGCTCTAAATGCAGGTGATATATGGTATGACACCAACGATGGCAACAAAATGTATCGTGCTACTTCTGCTGGTGATGACCAAGTAACTGCAGGCGAATGGGAGAATGTCGATTTAACCATAATAGACGGCGGGAATATAACGACAGGTACTATCCTTGCAGCTTCAATCGGCACTTACAACCTGACTGCCGTAAATGCTACCTTTGAGAGCCTCATAGTAACAACAATTGTTATTGACGATGATGCTACAAGACTATCTCCCTCGGAATATACATCCGGCAATATTAACCTACAGGTAAGCACTGAAATCACAGTACAAACTTTAACATATACCAGCTTAGGTGGTATGTCTGTTATAAGTGCCACAATGACATGGGATTACACAGGAGCGGGTAGTGGCTCTGTCGCAGTACATTTTTATTTATATCATGGCTCGACTCTTATTGGACAATGGGACGGAACATATAACTATACACCAACGGCTGAAATGGCTTGCAGCATTTCAACTCCGATATATTTATCCTCCGGGTCTAATACATTTTATGCTAAAGCCAAATACGATACTGCTGTGAGTGACCTTATCGAAGCTAAAAAACGGTCAATATCTGTCGATGAATCAAAGGGAAAGTAATGCCACACTTTGCAAAATACGATGTTGATGGAAAAATACTTAGCTTTGGGCGGACAGATAAGGTTTCTTTTGCTGACCGAATAGCAGCAGGGGAAAATCTTCATGTAATCCCCCCGAGTGAACGTGGCGGTGAGCAAGGCAGCCCTCCGCCGGATTTTGACAAAACACACAAAATCAAAATTGACAAAAATGACAAGACGAAAAACAAGTTAGAAGTTAAAGGGAGCTAATAATGGCATACGGAGTAGTAGAGCCTACATATATGCAGAGCACAGGCTATGTGAATTATGGACCATATAACGAGAGTTTACGGAAAAAATACGAAGCGGATGTTTGGAAGGCTAAACAGCCTTTTGTCTTACAAGCACAGCGAGCTGCTCAAGCGAGAACGCTTTCGAAAGAGTATCAGACTGCCTACAACGAAGCAAAGACAGCCAACGAAACCAGATATCAAGAGATACTGACCGGTTATAAGTCAAGGTACAATACAGCTCAGGACACCTTAGCCTCGACACGTACAGCCGTTACAGGTAAGCTTGCTTCGAACCGAGCAGAAGTCATGTCCAACCTTCAGGGACTTGGTGACGCAGAATTAGCTGGTATCGGCAGGCAATATACGAAAGAGAGGGCGTCTGTCGCACAGGGATTGATAAGTTCCGGCCTTCATTCGACTACCGTGGCACCTGCTGTCCTGGGCGGCGTTACAAAGCGTGAAGGGTATGCTGTTGGTGAAGCACAGGAGCGGCTGCGCAGAGAGAAATTAAGGTACATCTCTCAATTTGGCGCACAGGAATTGACTGCTTTGAAGGAATTAAGCGCACAGGAATTGATGACAAGGACAGGCCTCAAGAAAGAGGAGCTTGATTTCATGGAGAGAAGGGAGGACGACTACCCCAGTGAATCTCTTTATGTGCAACTAATGCAGGGGCTCGGAGGTAGTTAATATGAAAACAGAAATGATGATAGGGAAGAAATTCGGTCGGTTGACTGTAATTGAGTTTGAAGGTTTTAGTACCCCTTCACCTTTAAGAGGAAAACGCAAAAGCATCTTCAAATGCAGATGTGATTGTGGAAATATTAAAGTTGTAAGAGGGAACAACCTGAAAACGGGGCATGTTAAAAGTTGTGGATGTTACCGAAAAGACGAAGGTCACAAAAAGGGCAAAATGGCTAAAAATCATGGCCATTGCATAAACGAAAAAAGGACTCCCACTTATGTTAGCTGGGACTGCATGAAAAGCCGGTGTTTGAGACATAGCTCACCAAGATACAAGAGCTATGGTGGTTGCGGGATTACCATCTGTAAGCGGTGGCTTATATTTGAGAACTTCCTTGCTGATATGGGAGAACGTCCAGAAGGCAAAACAATTGACAGGATAGATAATAACGGCAACTACGAACCGGAAAATTGTCGTTGGGCGACACCAAAAGAGCAGGCGAATAACAGAAAACGAAGGAGCGCCTAATATGGGAATAAAAGTTAAACATGGTGTAAAAGCCGCCGCCATTGGTGGAAGTGCATATACGGTCGGCAGGGGCCAGAGAATAGAGCGTGACTATCGTTTTAATACCGAGGTTGGCCTGAAACAGCAGGGATTGGATATACAGGCTGCGAGCGTAGGAAATCAAGCTAAAGCGAGGGCGGATGCGACTGCACAGCGAGACAGAGAGAGCGAGCGGAATTATGATTTGCGACAGGACGAATTAGGGTTTAGAAAACAGCAGTGGGAAGATGAGCCGGCACGTCAATTAGAGCAGGGCTTGCAGCAACAGAAGATATTGCAAAGTAAAGTTAGCTTGCAATACGATGAAGGCCAAAAAAGAGAAATGGCAAAAGTCACCACGGGTATTGGGTGGCTGCGAAATCAGGTATCTTCCGGCAAATGGACAGCAGAACAGGCAGAACAGGCGGAGGCCCAATTATGGAAAAAATACCACTCGATAATACCTTTGCCGGTTTACGATGACACAGCTACGGCACAGGAAAGATACGAAAGCAATATCGTTACAGATAGAACAACCGGGGCCCAATACAGAATGAACGAAAAGGGCGGATTTGAGCCTGTCGGTATAGGGTTTAAGGAGTATGCAGATTTGCGAGCTGAGGCTGTTAAGGCTTTTACATCGATAGATGCTAATGGCAATTCTGTAGTAGATCATAAGAAGGCCAAGGAATTTGCTGATGAGACAATGAGAGACTATGCAACGATTCAGGGCTTAGCAGCTCGGGCGGAAGAAATAGGTTTTCGGAAGAAAACAATTCAGGAGCAGCGGGATCAAGAACAACAAACTCAGCAGCAAAATGCGGAAAAGAACATGGGCATCAGTCCGGAAAGAGCCGAGAGAGTTTTGAAGTTAAAACAAGAATACGAAGCAGCGAAAACGGAGAAAGAGCGGGAAAAGAAACAACTGGAGCTGGAGAAGGAACCGGAGAGTAAAGAGGATTTCATTCAGAGAATCCAAAGCATGACAAACAAAGCAAGGGCTAAGAAATACTATGACGAATGGATAAAGAAATGGAAATAGTACCTTTCAATAACATCTGGCAGGGCAAGACGGTACCGAGTTTTGAGGACATCTGGCAGAAAAGGACGGTACCGAGTTTTGAGGACATCTGGCGTGATGTAAACGCAGAACCCGACGCGCCTCTCAGTTATGTACCCAATGAAATCCCGCCCGTTGGTCGAATGGGAATAGCTGACCCTGCAGATGTCGGCCTTAAGCCGGAAAAACAAGTTAATAGGAATAGGATTTTAGAATTGATTGACGCATCTGCAAGAGGATTAGCAACGACCGCTTCTGCCGGAGCGGAGTTTATGGGCAGAATGAGCGAGCGTGACATAGGTAGTCCCTTTGCAAGACCTACTGTTAAAACTGAGAGCCAGAAGAAGATTGACGCAGAACAGGCTGAAATCTGGCATGATAAAGCGTCTTTCTTGTGGGAGCTTTCCAGAGACCCCAATCTTGCAGCTCAGAACACGGACCTAACGAGTAAGGGCTTAAACTTAATTGGAGAGACTTTACCATATATAACGGCAACAACTGCAGCGTACATAGCCTTTGGTCCTACTGGTGGGTTTGCAGTTGGGTCAATAGTAGAGGGCAATACTTCATATCGGACTGCTCTTGGTTTTGGTGTTCCGGAAGCAGATGCGAGGGCAATAGGTGTTGGCGTAGGTATTATCAGTGGTGCTATCGAGTCGTTCGGCGGCAAGTATGCCGAGGAGTTGATGATAAAGGCAACGGCAAATCTTAAGAACAAGATATTAAAAGGCGGCACCGTATTCGGAATAGGAATGGTAGTTGAGGCTCTTGAGGAAGGTGGCCAGGAAATTGCACAGATAGCCGGTGAAGAAATTTACCGTGATGTGGACTGGAGCGAGGCATCGGTAAGAACTTTAAGTTCGATGGCTGGCGGAGCTTTCCTCGGTGGAGTTATGAAGGGTGGCGGTGTTACTGTCCGGATGGCAGCTAAGACGGCAGCTGAGGGAATAGTAACCAATAATAAAAGCCGAAAGCTGAATATTCAAAAACAAAAGGCTTTCAAGGACTTCGCATTGACAAAGCAGGGAGCTGAGGCCGTAGCAGCCATGTCGCCGCAAGTCGCAGCTGAGATAGCTGCGAAAGAGAATCCGAGTCGGAAGGATTTAGAGGAGTTGGGCGTTTCCGGTTGGAACGCAAAGGAGCGTGCGCAGTTGTCTGAACTGTTCAGGGACGCTTTAGCCGACCAGGAGCGTATGACCGAGAATCAGCGAGCAATCGAGCAGCTGCAGGAAGTTGTAGCCTGGCAGCAGAGAGAAGTCGAGAAACAGGAAGGCGCTGCCTGGGAACAGAGAGAAGCAGAGAAGCAATCAGAAGCAGAGGATGCCCTTAGACGTGAAAACGAGCTTCTGTATGGTCCAGAGGGCAGAAATGCCCCCGAGGCAGAGATAACAGCGCCAGCAGGCCAGACAGGGCTCTCAGAGGCTCCTGAGAGTGCGATAGAAGCAACAGTGGAACCGAATGTGCCGGAAAAGCCTTATGTTGAGACTTTAGGTCAGGATGACCTTGATATGGCTGCCGAGGTAACTGCGGACGATCCGGAGCAGGCTGAATTCCATGAGGCGCTCATTGCAGAACAGAAAAGACGAAAGATTGCTGCAGGTGAGACTGTCGTAACAGGGGGATCGACCAAAAAGCCAG